ATGAAAAAAGTAATAGTCATCACCGATAAAAAACAGATTGAGGAATGGACTGTAGAGGAATGGCTCACAGACTTGTCCATGCCGAAATCAGTTAATTCATGGGAGTGGAAACCGGATTCAGAACCAAAACTTGAGACAATCTATCACGCCCCTATTGAAACGATCTCCATCGACGGCAAAAGCTACCTAATCGCAGTTTTCCCCGGCGCAGCTGATGAGCATGAAACAATCAATATCATTCGCAGTCATTATTACTAATTTCAGTTTTGAAATTTTCACACACTTACTTGCAGCCCTTGCCATTACTGGCGCGGCGGATTACTCCCTACCTCTGCGCCGGCTCTTTATTAGATCCTCACAAACCACGTAAAACAAACTTTTCCCTTAATTTTCAATCAACTGAATTTTTACCGAGATCCTGCCGAGATCGTTAAAACTGTAAAAACCTGAAATCCGTTTCAAAGTTTTCAGTTTGGCTCTGTTCGCAAAACCCCAGCAGCGGCGCGGGCTGGCGGGGTGATTTGTAGAAAAATAAAACTGAAAAATTTTTATGATCCAAAACGCGCAGGCGGGTGCGGTGTAGTGCCGTTTTCGTGGTGCGAACGTTTATTTCGTGGGGATTCTGCCGCGCTGGCGGCTCGCTGTTGGTTTGATCTTCTCTGTGGGTAACGCGGGGTGATTTTTGTTTACGAAGGCGCTACGGGGCGCACAGGCGGCATAGATGGCAGGCATGAAAAAGCCCGCGCGAGGCGGGCCGGTGTTTCCTGGTGCTGGCTTTGTTGTTTGCTCAATTTCTACACGGTTATGTCCGTAATTGATAATTGATTGTGTAGATCAATTACGCCGAATTGATCGTTCACATCGATCAATTCATCGCTACCCAATGACGGGGGCATATTTAGCCTTTAGTTGCCCGGACTTGTCGCCGGTCGCGCTTATCTCGCCGGCGTTAACCGGGGCGCCGGTGTTGCTGTGGGTATGGCTGGCGGTGCGCTGCGCCAGCTCCTGCACCACGTCCAGGGTTTCCAGCATGAGCGACATCACGTTAATCTGCTGACTGCCTACCCACACCACCGGTGCGATCACGTCCTGGCGAACGGCTGCGATGCTGCTACGAATTTTCCCTATCTTCTCGATCAGGCTGCCGCCGACTTCCGTTTTGGCATCCTTCGCCACGCTGGCCACATACCCGGATTGCGTGGCCAGGCTGTAGTCGCCCTCGGCGATTTGCACGATGGCGCCGGCCAACAGCGTCGCCGTTCCCAATACCGTGGTTTTGTCATTGGCTTGCACCGTGGCCGTTCTGGCCACCAGGGTGCGGGTTTCTTCGTCCGCGTGGATCTCGCGGTTCATCGAATGCTCGCGGATGGTCTGATCGGTTTGGCGCTCCCAATCCCCCGCCTGCGTCACACGCTGGGACACCTCGGCGCGTTGCTGTTGCAGCTGCTCACCCGGCTTGATGTCGGGCAACGCATGGCCCTCTGCTACCGTCTGACGCACAAACGGCTTATCCGGGCGGCCACCGGTAAAGCCCACCTCCACCAACGCGCCGGCGGGCGGAAACTGGAACATGCCGGACTCACTGCCGGCCATCGGCACCGGCAAAGGCACCGCCGGATAAATCGGCGTGTTTTTGGCTGGGCTGCCGTCCGCATCCAGCAGCTGCACGTCCACCGCATAGCGGGGTCGGAACGGATCGGCCAGATTGCCGCTGCTGACCGCTTCCGTTGGCGCCACCACCCTGGCGAACTTCGGCAGGTGCAGACCGGCGGCCAGTTCAGGGTAAGCCGCCTCAATCTGGCGCTGCGCCGCTGGCTTGTCCTCGGCCTTACCGGTAAGTGGGTTCAACGCCAGCCAGGTGATCGCCGTGTTGTCGTTCTCCAGCCGAACCTTAGACAGGCGCTTGCCGTTGACGACTGCGCCCGGCCGTAACGCCTGCACCAGGGGGATCGACATGCTGTTGCCGCTGGATTGGCTCTGGCTAAATTCGGCGGGAATATCGATCGGGGTGCCGGCCAGCATCGAGTGCGCCCAACTGCCCAGGAACACCCCGCCGTCCGGCAGCGGCTGCCAGATGTAATCCGGTACGCCAAAAGCCGGTCCCAAATTGGCCAGCAGCTGATAGCCGTTACCGCTGTGGGTAAAATGCGGGATCGGTTTGTCGGTGTAGTCGGCGGTCGGCAAGGTGAAGGTGATCCCGCTGTTTTCCTGCAACCAGTCGGCCACCTGGCGCAGCGTCGGGTGCTGGAAGGCGCAGGGCCACAACTTATCGAATACGCCCGCCAGCTCGCGCACGAACAGCCGTTGAAAGCCATTTTCTGCCGGCTGGGAGCGCTCAACGTAGCCGGTAAACCAGCGCAGAATATCGTCGGTATAGCCGACATCCAGCCGCACCAGTTTGCCGGTGTAGTCCTGCTCCGTTTGCGCGGTGATAAACCCGCGCCCGCAGGCGTTCAACTCCAGCACCACGTTGACATCCACCAACGGCACCGCATCCCCGGACAGCATCAGGCGTTTAACTGTTTTCATCGTTCCCCACCACCTTGGCGGCCAGCGCATCCGCCGGTTTCAACACCTTGCGCTCAAACCAACTCAATTGCTGATCGTCTTCGGCGGCTTTGCCGCCCTTCACTGCGCCATTGCCGCCCGGCGTCTGTTTACGGGCGGCGGTTTTGTTGTCTTCACGGGCGCTTTTTTTCTCCGGCACGCTGAGGTGTTCACGCAACGTGAACGTCACCAGCCAGGCCTGCTTGCCGTCCTGCTTGGGGGCGTCGATTGAGCCGGTGAACGTCGCCAGGCGGAAATTGATGGCCTGCGCGGTATGGTTGGCCACGCGGTAACGCTTCAACTTCCCGCCTTCCGTTGCCTCCGCCAGCGCGAACAGCCGCGTCAGCACCTTGGCCTCGCTGAACGGGATCATGCCCGAAATGCGCAACTCCTTGGGCTTAATGCCCTGTTCGGCATTGGCGGTGCTGGACGTTTGACCGGATTGGTCTTTATCCTGAAACTGCATCATCGGGGTGACCATCAGGCCTTTTAACGCGATGGCCTCGCCATTAAGGGCCAGGGTGACTATCGTCATGGATCATCGCCTCCAGCGTCGATAAATCTTTGCCGGCAAACAGCATTCCGAGCGTAAACACGGCATCCTGCTGCGGCACGTTCTTTTTCATTTCGGCGGCCAAACTCGCCACATTCCCCTTGCCCGTGAACGCCCACGCCGGCGCCGTCTTCCCCTGTAGGGCCGTCATGGCCTGGCTCACCCCGTCTAATGCGGACTGCCGCACCTGCATAAAACCGGCCAGGGCGGATTGCAGCCCCGCCACACTGGCGCCAACGGCGGCGCCGGCCTTGGCCTCGGCAATACGCTGTGCGTTCAGCGCCAGGCGCTGGGCGGAGGTCGACAACGGCACCGCCGCCGGCAACCCGCCGCCGAATTTGCCGGGGATCTGCATTTTCTCCACGGCTTGCGTGGCCGCTGTTTGTGCCATCCGTTTCACCTGGCCCAGCACCGGCAATGGCAACACGTCCGCCATGCTGACCAGCAGGGGCATAAACTCCGCGTATGAGGTCGCACACACCAACAGCACGGTAACGGAGAGTTCATCACCGCCGCCGCCAAGCCGTTCGGCCAGGTAGTTCACCGCATTCTGCGGACTCAGGTAATTACCCGATGCCTCCGCGCGGCCGATGCCGTGCACCCACGGATGCACCGGCACCATAGAACAGGTTAACGCCTGCATGTCGCCCGGCATCTTCAACGTTGACTTACGCCACACCCGGCACCTCCGGCCAAGCAATATCCGGCGCGGCGGCAGGATCGATGCGATTAAGCAACACACTGTAGGTTTCCCACGCTGTCAACGCGGCTTTTTCCTTCTCGGTGGCCATGCGCAATTTTACCGCCCTTTCCAGCGGCGCTATCGCCCTGGCGGCGCTGTCCATCAACGCCGCTTTTTGCCTGGCGGCGTGCTCGGCAAGTTCGGCTTTGGTCGGTGCCGGTGCATCGACCCAGCAAGGCAGCCCCCGGCTGTTGGCGCCGCGCACCTTGCCGGCCGGCCCCTGGCCGCAATACCGTTCCCAGGTGGAGGTGGAAACCGGGGTAACATCCTCCGGCCAGTTGCCATTGGCTTCATAATCGGCGCGGTCTTCATAGACATAAAAGGCGCCGGTAGTCGCACTGAATCCATAGTTCATCATCACACTCCCACCGATTGCCAGAACACCACCTGTTCCTGGCCATCCATCATTGCATTAAACCCGTTGTTATCCAGATCCCGCGCCTGGATATTGACCCGACTGTCACCAAACCAGCTCCCGTTGGAACTGGCCAGCGTCAGTTGCACGCCAAAACATTCGCGCACATAGCCGCGTGGAAAACCCACGCGGTTAACATAATCGCCACGGTTGACGACGCCGCCCTGGATAATGAATCCCGTCACCTCGTCCTTGTACCACCAGGCATTGCGGCCGCCGGCAACAGCCGAGCGACTATTGACGTAATCAATGGTGGCCCTGGCGCCCACATCACGATTGTAAGTTGCCCAATCAACACGGTTGTTGATGTTGTTATCGCGAGCCGTGAACTGATTGTTCAGCCAGTTGCTGAGATAGCCGCCCCAGATGTTGCCCGTGATATTGCCATCGGTATGCAAAATTGCTTGGCCTGCAAGCACATTACCAGGTGCGTAAAATTGCTTGTTGTTGGGATCAAAGCGCCAGATCGCCTCCGCGTTATTGTCTCCCCGCACGTGGATGCAGGGCTTGGCAAAGCTGCCTTGCCCATCCAGCAAATACCCAAAGCTCACTGCCGTGGGGTAACCCTGCCCTTTGCGGTTGCTCCGGCCTTTCACCAACGGCACATAGCGCCCACCCTCGGCGACATCCCAATCAAAGTTTTCCTGGTAAAACGGCGCCTTGGTGTCGAGTTGTGCCGCATACGCGCCGCTCCCTTCCGGCGGTGCGCCCGCGGGCGTCGAAAGGTATTTTGCCGTGATTTCAGCGCTGCTCTTAACCGTCCCGGAAAGCTGGCCGCCGCTCCTGGGCAGGTAGCTTTCCCAGCCCGTAAATCCGCCGTTAACATCCGTTGCCACATAGAACTTGTTCGCGGTGCCGTGGGCGATAAACAGGTAATGGATAAACTTTCCGTTACCGGAGGCTGTGCTTAAATTGGTGCCGTTCGTTGACACATACAGCGATCCCCACGGAACAGGCGTCCAAGAACTATTTTCCACGCTCCAGGGGCCGGGCGATGTCGGCTTATTGGCACCGGTTAGGACGCGTACTACCCCCATCCGTGCGGCGAAGTTATTGCTGTGATCGGCAGCCTGCACGTCTGTAATGGTCGGCTTATAGTCCGTGGTGTACACCCTGGCCCAATTCCTCGCGGTCTGAGGCGAATCCTCCCGCAGCGAGCGCAACCAGAACTCCGTATTGCCCGAACCGATCGCAAACTGTACGTTGCGGTACATATTGGACTTGAAGGTGATCAGGTTACCCAGCTTTCCGTTGGTAAGCGGGTAGTTCTTCGATTGATCGCCCAACGTTTCAAGCACGAACCCATCCGGGCGTTTGAGGTCATTATCACCATCAACGGGAACCATATCCGGGAACACCAGGCGCGGCAGCTTAAGCGGCCCCGCCATATCGTCGCCCACGCGCTTCACGTACCGCGCATCCGCCTCAGTCTTGTTCCAGGCGTTGACGTCACCGGCCACCAGGTTGACATCGCCGGACAACGGTTTGCCGTTGACCTTGAACGAGCGCAACGCATATTTCTGCGCGGCCTGGGCATCTGTCAGCGCCCCGACATCGGCAGCCGTAGGCTTAAATTTCGTGGTGTAGGCCTGGAACCAGGTCACCCCGTTACTGGCAATATTCGACCGCCCAAAGAAAGCATCGCCGTTATTTTGTACGGCCAGATAGCCGCCGGATGGCCCACCGTCACACGGCAGGCTCAGGACGCCGTAGACCTCCCGGCCTGGCGCGTTCTTCGAGGTGTTATTAACCCGGTAGATCTCCGCCTGATTACAGTACGCATCATCGCGGTGCCGAGAGCCGGAACCGAGGCCAAACGCCCCGACTTCCATCAATTGCCCGCCCTGAATACCCACATTGCGCGTCGCGGCCGTTCCCAGCCCCAGGCTGCCGCGTGCCACCGCCGGATTTTTCAGGTCGGCCAGATTCTTGTCCTTGCGCAAAAACGCCTCGTTGCCGGTCTGGTCTGACAACGATCCCTTTGGCCGCAGGTCGGTGATGTTGCCGGCAGCGTCAATGCTGGCCACCGCAAACAGGTAATGCTTAAACCCGGCGGCGTCGGTGTAATCGGCTGCCGTCGCGGCAACCGTCAGTTTCACCACCGCCACCCATTGGCTCACCACGTTGCCCTGGTAGCTCGCATCGACCCACACCTTGACCGGCTTGGCGCCCACGGTGATGGTTTGGTTCGCCGCCAGCACTGCACGCAGCCCGCCCACGTAACCGGTGCCGGCATTCACCACATACTGCGCCCCGTTCTTCACCACCAAAAAGCCGTTGCCGAAGAACGCGCCGGCGCCGTAGTGGTCACGATTAATAAGCCGCTGCATGTCATCAATACCGCCGAGCCGCGCGGTAAAATCAATCTGCCAGGTCTCGGCCGGCGTGGTGATGCCGGTTTCTTTGGCAGCGCCGTCATATTCCATCAGGAAAGAGCGCGTGATCGCGTTGCCCTGCTGGCCGGCACGGTTCGCCACCTTGCGCTGCGTCGGGGCATGGATAACCATCGCCACCGTGCCGCTGGCCTTATTGACCAGGCCAATCCAGTTGAAATCAAAGTCGCCGATCTCGGTGCCGAGCGTCACCGAGTACACCACGGTATTGCTGTTCACGACGCCGGTTTTGTTGACGGCCTGGCGATGCACGATATGCCCCGCCGCCGGCATCCCTTCCTTGCGGTCGATGGGCTTGTTCGGATCGAGACCGGGCACGTTGGCGAACACAAATTCATCCAGCACCACGCGCGTACCGTCGACGGCCTCTTTGGCTTTCCATTGCTCGAAAGCAAAGGTGATCGCAGTTTGTGACATACTTCTTACCCCTTTAAAGACGCACGCGACACGCTGGCGCTGCTCGGTTGTTGGGTGCCGGCAAGCGTCGCGCTGTAGCACACGTATTCACCCCCGACCCAGCCGACACGCAGCTGCAAGGAGGAATTGTTGATAACTTCAAATCGATAGCGACGGCAGGTGCGCCCGTACTGCCGGATGATTTGCATCAGCAAATCGGGGTTGCCGGCCACCTGGCCATCGGTGACGCGCACGCTGATCACGTCCCAATCAATGCCTGGCTGGCGCTCCAGGATCTCCACATAGCCCACGCCCAGCCGTTCGAAAATGGCGACAAAGCCCGCCACGGAACCGGCATCGCGGGCGTTGATAAACGCGTACATCACCCGCTTGCGAAACAGATCCAGCGGCTCGCCGTCGAAGCGGGCAATATCCCGCTGATAGGCCAAAATGTGCAGCAGCGCCACGGTGCAGGTGGCCGCATCCAGTTGACGCAGCGGCCACACCAGCCAGCCATGCACCCAGCGCCAGAATGCGCGGGCCGCCCGCAGCAACTTGGCCGGTTCGCCTCGGTTCATCCATGACGGCAGGCGCAGGCCGTCCAGTTGCTTATCGAAATCAGGCATTGCTTACCCCCACTTTCAGCGACGACAGGCGCGGCACGTTCAGCTCGCTCACAATGTCGCCAAGAGAAAAGGTGATCGACTCCAGCACCGGGAACGCGCGGTGCAGCTCCCGGCCCAGGTTGGAAAATGAAAATCGCGCATACGGCCAGGTCTTCTTAACGTCATACTCCGCATTCTGGCGAAAGGCGCAGCGGATCAGGGCTTCGCAATTGCGCACCAGCTGCGCCAGCTCGTCGGCGGTAAAGTTGGCCTTATTCTCGACGAACAGCGTCACCGCCAGTGCGTGCTGGGTTTCCGGCAGCGCAAAGCACTGCATATCATCACCGTGGCCGTGGTGGCCCTGCCCGTTGATGTAGTCGTTAACCGCGCTGATAAAAGGCTGTGAGACCACGCCCGAATCCAGCAGCAAATAGGCATTGGCGGTGCCCGGCCCGCGCGGGGCGTCATGCTTGAAGAAGATGCGATCGATACTCAGGCCGGCAACGCTCGCAATCATGCTGCGATACACCGCATCCGTGTGATAGTTGCCGGCCAGGTTGTACTGGTTGCGGCAGCGGTCGCGCAAATCGTCGTCCGACTCCCGATCGGCGCCCGGCGTGGTTAACCAACCGTCCTCGTTTTCAACACGCACGATCCCCGGCACGGCCTGCGGCAGGATACGGAAATAGCCCGGCGCCAGATTATGCGCCCCGCCCGGCTCGGTGGCGGTCACTGCGACAAGCCCGGAGGCGTTGCCGGCCGAAAGCGTGGTTTCCTGCGCCACGGCCAGGCTGTAAACGTTACCGTTGATACGCTCGGTTTGTATGACGGTTCCCGCCGGCACGGTCACCGATGCCTGCGCGTTGTCCTTGAAAAAACGTACCACGCCCGCCGCCGCCGTTGCCGGCTTGCGCTTGACGTTCACGCCCCAGGCGAACACGTCCAGAAAGCTGCCGGCGGCGGTGGCCAGATACATGTTGCGCATCACCACCGTGACCAGCACCGCCTTGAGCCACATCACGGGTGTGGTCACAATGACCTGAATTAACCGCCAGAACGGCGACATTCTGGAGGTGTTGGTTATTAAGCCTTCATGGGTGACCAGGGCAGTAAATTTCTGGTTTACGTCTTCTTCGGTCAGCGGCATACCGCTTTCGGTAAGCGCCTGCTCATAATCAATTTGCGGTTTCGTCGCCATAATTAACGCTGGCCTCCACTTTGCCGAAATCATAGGTTTCTGCGGTCACCCAAAGCCGGGATTTTGTTTCCTCATGCACCACAACGGTGCCGGGAATAATGCGTTCATCATCCTCGACCAATAAAATAATCTGCATCAGCACATCCGCGCGAAGCGTCGGACTTCTTTCCGCCACAAGCTGGGTAATTAACCCACTTTCAATAATGGCGTGTACGCAGTCTTGACCAATGCTAACCCGGTTATTGCATAACACCGGTTCATTACCGGGATTTAACGTAAAATTGCCGTTCTCAATCAGCAGGTCGATATATAAGGGATCGCGCATCAGTTTAATTCCTGCCATTCCATTAATTGCTCTGGCGTCATGCCTTGCTTGACGTTGATATTTTCAATGCGTATTTGCTTACTGTTATCGGTGACGGTGCGCGTGTTATTGGTGATGTCCTTGCTTAATCCGCCCGGCCCAATCCCTTTTAGCTTGCCGCCGGTGATAAGCGTATTACCGGTTAGCGCTGCCGGTTTGGCCTTGTCGGGCTGTGCGGCCGCCATCGCTTTAACCTGCGGCGCCGGCGGTTGTGGAATGGCAAGTGCAACGGGCGCCGGCGTTCTCTGCACCGTCCCGGCAACCGACGCGGCCGCGGTCGGCAGCGCCTGCCCCACCGGTAATGCGGAGGGCGCCGGCAGGACTTCACCCGACACCGCCGCCGCAGCCCCCGGCAGGGCCGGCACATCAGCCACGGCGGGCACCACATCTACCGTCATGGCGTCAATATCGATGCCCGGCAGCATATTCAGCTTGTCCACGATCCAATTGTAGGTGTCGGCAAACGAGGCCTTGAGCACCTTCCACAGGTTGGAAAACACGCTGCTCACCACCTGGCCGATTTTCTTGAACGACTCGACAGGCCGCGCCGGATCAAAGGCGGCGATTACATCCAGCCAGCCCTGGTAAACAATGCCAATCGCATCGAACAGGTGACCGACCATGTTGATCACCAGCTCGAGCGGAGCCAACAGCAACCCGAGCGCACCCGCCACAATCTGCCCGCAGGCTTCGCCGGCACTGGTCACGCCCTGGAGTTCGCCGGCCGTCCACTGCACCGGGGCCAACAGATTCATGAACCACCCGAACAAGGTTTTGACCGCGCCCCACACGGCGCCAATCGCCCGCGAAATCGGACTGAACAGCCCGGCGAACGGCGCCAGCGTGCCGGCGGCCTGTTTAAACCCGCTGATAAACCCTTTCACAAACGCCTTGATGGGCTGCCAGAAGATGTAAACCGCCGCCACTGCCGCGCCGATCGCTGCAACCACCAACGCTATCGGCCAGGCCATTAACAGGAACGAGGCGGCCCCGGTACGTGCGGCGATACTGGTCGCCAGCAGGGCGGCCCGCACACCTTTCAGCCCCCGATTAAAAACGGTAGTCGCGGCGCCGCCGGCAAGCATGGCCAGGCGGTTTAGTCCCAGCAATTTGGCCACCGGCCCCAGCAGGTTTTTAAGCCCCAACATCAGGAAGGCATGAACGCCGATCGCAATGTTGGCAATGGCGCCGGCAGCCGCCAGGCTCATGAAGGCGATCACGGCCAGGCCAATGGCACGGGCCAGATTGGGAAACAGCTTCAACCAGCGAACCAGCGTTTGGCCGGCATCCGCCATCTTGTTGATCAGCGGGTACAGCACCGGCAGCAGGGTTAAGCCCATCGCCGCGCGGATGGAATACCAGATCGCCGTTAGGCGTTCCCACGGATTGGCCATCTTGTGCGCCATTTCCGTGGCCCGCTTCATGCCGTCGCTGCTGCCGAGGGTGTTGATATGGCGATTCAAGATGTCAACGTTGCCGTACAGCTGCTTGATAACGTTCGCGCCATCGCCAAAGGCTTTATCCAGCTCGGCCTGCGCCTTGAGATTGCCCTCAATGCTGGCGCCATATTTTGCCTGTAGCTTCTCCAGCATTTGCGGCATGGTCAGCATTTGCCCGGACGCATTCACAAAGCTCAGGCCCAGCTGCTTGGCCCCCTGCTGCGCCACCTTGTAAAAGGATTCATAGCTGCCGCTGGCCTCGGTGCCCAACGTCTTCTCCAGTTGCCCCAGCACCGCAAACTGTTCATCCAGCCCCACACCGTAGTTGGAGCCGACGCCCTTGGCGCCTTCCATCAGATCGGAGATCGTCTGCATACTGGTGCCGAACGCCTGCGCCATATAGGCCGTTTTGCCGGCCACCTGCTCGGCAAACTCCACCCGCCCAATCTTCTCGGCGTAGCTGTCGAATTTGTTGTACATGCTGCCCATGTACTCCGCCGCCTCGGCGGCGCTGCCCTTGACGGCGGCGGCCAGGGTGTTGGTCGCCACCGCGAAGGCCGGCAGCTCGTCATTGCTCAGCCGCGCCACCTGGCTGCGAATAGCCTCCGTGGAGCCGATAAACTCGGTCGCGGATTTGCCGTACCGGGCACTGAACGCCAGCGCATCGCCGGCCACCTTTTGCAGGGTTTTGTCGTCAATTCCCTTGGTGGCGGCCGAGTTGAGCGCGTCGGTCATTTCAATGGCCGGGCCGAGTGCTCCCTTGATTGACAAGCCGACGCCCACCAGGGCCGCACCGCCTACGGCAATCTTGCCAAAGGCCGCCTGTGATTTTTCCGCGAAGCCGGTCACCGACGCCTGCGCCTGTTTTAATGGCCGCGTCAGCTTGTCGATCAGGCTCAGAGTAAAATCTAGCTGTTTCATTATTCGCCTTTAAATGCCAAAGAAATGCCGTTTGCCACGGAAATGGCGTTATTTTCCCAATACCGGTTATCCAGCCAAATGGCGCGGGCCAGATTTTCGGTAGAATCATTCTCATTCGGCAAATAATGCCGACGCAGCGTTAACGCCTGCTCAATGAAATTACCGTCAATGGCCCGCAGCCGGTTGGTCAGTTTTTTACTTCAATTTCCAGCTTAGGCGCATATTTCGCATTGACCGCTTCGGCAATTTGGAGCGCGGCGCCCGGCAGTTTTAATAATTCATCCAGCACTGCCTTGCTGTCATTGGAAACAATCCGGCGCAAATAGGTATCGTGCGGCGCCACCTTATTGTCCATCGTCATGTCGTTAATCAGGCTATTATACGCGGTGGTGTTTGGCTCAAAGGTCACATCCATGCGCTGAATGGTCAGGGTGATTTTATTTACGGCTGCGTCTTTACTCATGGTATTAATTCCTCTCGCTGGTTTATTTCGTCAACTAATTGATTATGTCTGGCGGCGCACGCCGGGTAATTATCGAAATACCACAGCAGCGCATCGCTAATATCCTTGCCCGTCACGCCATTAAGGCGCGGTAGCGTTTCCGGGCACTTCACCCGCAGATTTTCCTGAAAGGGCACGTTCGGCACGGTCGGCGGCGTCGTTGTACATCCTGATAAAGTCATCAGACAGACACACGCGGGTAAAAACCGGCTTAACCACTTCGGTGCGGATCTCCTTGGGTGGCGCGTTTCGTATTGCATCCAACTTTTCCTCCAACTGGCGGGCCGAGGCGCTGGCCACCGCCTGCGCGGCCTGCCTGGACTGCTCACCGGCCTGCGACGCCGCCCGCTCGACAGCCAGTTGCACACTGTCCCGGTGCCAGCCATTGGCCAGCCATCCAAGCCAGAACGCCGCCACCAACACCGCCAGTCCCAACCCTGCCGCCCTGTTCATCAGCGCACCCCGTTGTGTTCCAGGCTAAAGTGGTTGCCATCGGGGCGACTCTTGAAGCGCCCGCCCCAACTGCCGCCGATGGACTCCCAGAACTCGCCGAGCGGTAAATAGGCCTCGGTCTGCGTCTGGTATTGGCCGTTGATGAACAGATTAAAATCCACCGCCAGCCGCTGGGTGTGCAGACTGTTGGCAATACCCGCGCCGGTCTTGGCGTTACGGGCGGCCTGCTCCGGCGTGCGGTAGGCTTCGCCGAAGGTCAGCCGATAGCCTCGCTCGTCCGCCCAATAAATCAGCTGGGCGATCATCACGGTAAAAAGCTGCTGTTTTTCACTCAGTGTCATGTTTTCCCTTCCCTTTCAGCAGGCTGCTGCCCTTGCGCCGCAACCACAGTTCCACCGCCTGGTGACCGGCAATCCCCAGCGCCGCCCCCAGCCCGACGATCGCAAGCGGCGACAACCCCGGCACCCAGATTAGCGCGGCGCCCGCCGCCATCGAGGTGGCCGAACCCAGCACGATGCGGCCAATAAACAACCGCAGGGTGATCGGCTCCTGGCTGCTCAGCACCTGGCCCACGGCGATAATCGCCCCCAGCACCAACAGCCAGACAATATTTTTCTCATGCTCCTGCATTGTCTACCCTTACCCGATCAGGTTCTGCGTAACGTCCGACTCCAGGTAAGGAATGCCCCCCAGGCGCACAAAATCGGGATCGGTCACGACGAACTTGATTTTGTGGGTCATGATGCTGCCGCCCTTGGGATCAACGTCCAGAATGTCGCTCACAATCAGCTTGCAACCGAACGCCTCAACCTTCAGTTCTTCATTGCCGGCCTTGGCATACCACATCAGATCGATAGGCGGGATGCCGCGCCAGCTGCCGGCGGCCTGCGCCCTGGCTTTCACCTGGGCAAAGGCCTTGGTGCTCAATTCGATTTCGCCCTCGGCCGCCACGTCGCCGCTTACCCACCCGTCCGGCACGCCCTGGGTTTGGGCGGCGGCGGTGTTGTCGGTAATGCTCAAACTGACCTTTTCCGCGTGGATCAGTGCGCCGTCCATGTTGAAGTCGACCGACTGGCCAGAAATACGCTTTGTCATGCTGTTGCCTCCAGCGAGTTATCCAGCATCAGGCTCACCGTGATGCCTTTCGGGCATTCGTAGGTACGGATCACCAGATAAATTTCCACCTTTGTGGACGTGCGCCAGGTGATTTTGACGTCGCCGTCCTGCGGGGACTTCACTTCACCGGGGAACGTCACCCCGTTAATCTGGGTGCTGCGCGACATTTCACGCAGCACGCGGGCAAAGTACGCCTGGTGCGCGGCAATGCTCCCCGGCGTGCTGTTCAGCGACCGATCGGCAATCTTGGCGATCGCCTGGAGGCGGACGCGCCGCGCCACCTTGTCGACCACGCGCAGGCTCTCAACGGCCTGATAGTCGCCCCCTTCCACATCCAGCGTGCGGCCGTCCGACCAATACATGCCGTCATAGTCGGGATACCACATCGGCACGCTGAAACGCAGCGCCTCCAGCGCCTGGAGCGTGGCCAGCTCCAACTGCACCCCGGTGCCATCCACCGGCAGGGCCGTGCTGCCCATTTCGACCAGCGCCCCGGTGGCCACGCGGGCCGGACTGTCGGCGATGGTGACCTTGCGACTGCACAGGCGCCCCGCCAGCACGCCCGGCTCGTTGCCCCACAGGCGCGGCGTCAGCTGAATGCCCGGCTCCGCCACCCCTTTTTGCAGGTCTTTCACCCGGCCCAGATAGTCCGCCCAGGTTTCGCCCTTCTGCACGCCCTCGGCAGACAAAATAAACCACTGCCACCGGCCAAACTTGGCGATGAACTCCGCCCGCAGGCTGGCGGCCGTCTTGATGATTTCCGCCGTTGCCGGCACCAGGCACACCACCCCTTCCACGCTCGCCACCTGCTGCGCACTGCGTACCGCCGCCGCCCAGGTTGCCGGCGCATCCGGTTCAGCCAACACATGCACATAGCCGAACCAGTTTTGCCCGGCATTGAGCATCGCCGCCTTCACGTTGCTTTTCAGCACCGAATCGCCCATGCCAAGCAGCGCATCCAGATCGCTTTGCGTGTTGACCGCCAGCGTCTTGCCGACATTGGCCTTACCGCTGCCGACGAACAGCAACACCCGCTCAATGTCTTTGGTTTCACCTTGCAACCGGTTAACCTGGTTAACCTGAATCTCTGGCCAACTCATAATTTCCCCTTCATATCCTGCGCCTTGACATCCCAGCCGAACCCGATCGCCTGTAGTTGACGTGCCAACGCCTTGTTAAATTCTTCGTCGCTCATGCCCAGGAACGGACGGGCGGGAAGTTCTACCGTCCAAACGGATTTCGCCGCTTTCCCGCTCAGTTTTCTGATAAGCAACCCCGCCTGGGCGAACGACATCACCCCGGCAATTTCTTTCAACGGTGGCCGCCGCCACCGCGCCCCCCGCTTGATGCGGTAACCCAATTGCCGCAGCTTTTTGGCCTGGCGCAATGTCGCCTTGCGGTTGGGGTCGTTGTGGCGCTTGCCCGTCCGTTGGCGGCGGATTTGCGTCCGCATCCCCTCCTGCTGGGCCGCGCCGACCACCCCGGCCGGCACCGGATTTTCACCGTTGCGATACCCGCCGCCCTGGAGGTAAACCCGCACCGCCTCGATGTCCGGCAGGTCGCGGATGTGCAGCAAATTGGGCAGATTGCGCAGCATCTTGCCGCGCCGGCGCGTTTTCCTTGCAGCCCAGGCTTCACCGTCCGGGGTCTGCTGCTTTTTGACGTGCTGCTTTGCCGTCTGGATCACGCCGTACTTGGCCATGCGCCACAAAAAGCGCTGTTTCTTCTTCTGGCCCAGCTCCAGCCTGGCCAGCTCGCCGCGCAACTCTCGCAGTTGTTTTTTACTCAGCTCGCCATTGATGATCATGACGTTTTACCGATCGGCGCCCCGGTCGCATCGGCGCCGTATACCGTCCCTTCCAGCGCCCACCAGATTTGCGGGTCGGCCAGTCGCCAGCGCTCACCGTCAAAGGGGATCATGCCTTCCGCATCCCTGACCACCGTCAGCGCTTCATACAGCGTCAGCGTCACCTCAACAACGGCCGTTTGCGTATCCGCCAGGATCACTATCTCTGGCATTTCCAGATCAAAGCCCTGCTCTGCCAGCCCCTCGTCGGTGTGCTCTATCAGCCAGGACATCAGCAGGGCGCACAGATTGCGCGGATCAAACAGGCGGAAGGGGAAACGCCCCCAGGACAACACCACCTCGAACTGCATCACCGCCAGCTGGTACTGGTCTAATCCCAGCTCGCGCTGCGCCGGAATAAACCGCAACCCGTCCATGTCGCTGGTAAATTCCAGGTTGGCGATCCGCGCCGGCAAATGTGCCTTGATAAATTGGGTCAATGAGTCGAGTTTGCTCATACCAGCCGCGCCGACGATCGGCGCACCCCCTTCATGTTGCGCAGCACAAAAGCGGCCTCGGCCAGCAAGCGGCTGCGGGTTTCCGGGTTTTCCTGCCCGGCGTTGGGCGCCCGGCTGAACTGCGTCGAATACTCGCCCAGCAAATCCGCCTTGGCCCTGGCAAACACGGCTTTCTCGTATTGGGCGATCAGCGCGGTTTTACCGTCGATATTTGGCCCCGGCACCTCCGCGGCCACCTGATACCCCTTGCCTTTTAGCTGGGTGGCCAGTTTCGCCAGATCCAGATTGATTTCCGCCACCGTCGCCACCAGGGCAGCCGATAACGTGCCCGCGTCGATGTCGCTGGGAATGTTGCGCCGCTGCTGGAAGTCGGCCAGGTTCAGATCCGGCCAAAATCCGTCATTGGTCAGCACTTCATTCTGGTAATCAATGGGTTCACCGCTAAACATCGTTTCACTCCGAAAAAAAGCGGGCAGACCGGTTTCCATAGCACATCGCACCGAAGTGCCTTGCCTCCACCGCGCCCGCTTTGGCTTGCGGTAGTCGTTTTACTCTTTCGCCAGGGCACGCAACCGGGCGGCGATGCGCTGCCGGTGCGTTTTGACCTTGGCCCCAACCGGATCGAACGCGTGCGCCTGCAAAAGCAGATTGTCGGCCTGCTCCAGCGTAGCCACATCGTCCACCGCCGTGGCGCGGGGTTCGCCGTTGTCGTCACGCAGCAGCATCAACCCGGCAAACTTGAACCACTTGGCGCTGATTTCCTCATGCAGCCGCCAGTTGTCCCGCACGTTCTCAAAGGTGCGGGAAAAGTACGGCTCCACGCTATTGCCCTGGGCGGCTTCTTCTTCCGCCCAGGCCAGCACGGTGTCCGCCGCAAAGGCGGCAAAACTGCGCCGCATCCGATCGGGCGTCTGCTGACGCTGGGCGATCGCGATGTCCACCCAATCCAGCCCCAAATCAAAGTCGCCTACGTCGAACAACCAGATCACGCACCAGGCAAAAATCGGATTGGCGTGAACGTCACCCGCCGCAAGATAAGCCTCCACCGTGGGCTGCCAGCGCGGCAGCAACACGTCGCGTTTCATCAGGATGCGATCGGCAATGGTCGGCAGGTTGCGCAGCCGCGCAATGTCGCTTTCCATTGCCCGCACCTGAATGTGCAGGCTGTCCCAGCCGGCAATCGCCTGCTGGTTATCCAGTTTGCGCTGCGCCTGGATCATGGCGCTGTGGCGCTGGGCGGGTGACAGGGCCATGCCGTGTTACTCCTTCGCCACCGGTTCGCTTGGCTCTTTCACCTTGCCGATGGTGACGGCGCTTTCATCAAAGGCCGCGTACAGTTCCGGATACTCCACCGCGTAACCTTCGTTGCGCAGGTATTTGTTCTCGTACTGTTTGCGGTCTTCCACGAACTCCGCCTTGCGCTGGCGGGTGTTGCGCTGGGTGTAGCAATGCAGGTTGCTCAGCGGCGTCACGATCATGCGCTTGCCCGGCATGAACGGCGGCACGATGGCCGGACGGCCGGCAATGGAGGTGCCCAGCATCTGCGCGGCGATTTTCTCGGTTGGGCGATCGGCAGCCTGATACAGGCGATACTGTTCCGCTGCGACCAGGTCGGCACCAACCAGCACCACCAGGCGCGGATCGTTGCGGAACTGCTGCGGAATTTTGCTGTTGATAAGGTCTGACGCCATCGCGTCCAATGATTTGTAATCGCCCTTTTCATCCAGCGTGATCGGCGTATCGATGATTTGGTTTTTGTCGTAGTTGCGGACAAACTGGTGCCAGCCGATATTGACGTCTTCGCCGTTCGGGTTCTTCTCCGGATCGGTAGACTTCGCCACATTGGTGCCGTTGAAGCCGATGCGCAGCATATCCAGCGCAAACGACTGGTTGGTGAACTCCTGCATACGCTGGAAGAATTCGTTTTCATCGCCGGCGTTCGCCCACACCGACAGTAACGCCCATTTGAGGGCCGCGCCGGAGTCGGTTTCAACCAGCTTGTACTCCAGCCCGTCGACGCCGGTATTGCGGATAAAACGGCCGCCCTCTTTACGCCCGGTAAAGATGCCCGGATTACCCACGTTGACCACCTGGCCCTGCAACTGGTCAACATCGGCGCAGGTGATCATGGACAGGAAGTCCACGGACTCCAGCAGCGCCGCACGCAGTTGGGTTTCTTTCGGGTCGGTCAGAGAAAAATAGCGGTCAGCACGCGACTGGCCGTATTCTTGCGCAAGGCCGGCGCTGTATTTATCCAGCATCTCACGCGCACGTTGATTTAATTGCATAGTTTCCCCTCATCCACAGGATGAAATAAAAGCGGATGGTCGATTAAAGGAACTTGAACGGCTTACGCGCGTCGCCCTTTGGATTTTTGTTTGGCAACTTGGTAATGCGCTCGTCCAGTTTGCTGAAATTCTTCACGATGCCGCCGATATTGTCGCGCAGCAGTTTGAATTCCTGGGTGTCCACCACTTCCTTCACGGTTTCCACATCTTCCTGGACTTCTTCAACCGTCGCGGCGGTTTCCTCGGTTTTGCCTTCCAGCGCGGAAACGCGATTTTCCAGTGCGGCGACAGCTTCGGCCAACGCCTGTAATTTATCCGGCTCGCCGGTGGTTTCATCCGGTAATTCATCCTCCAGCGAGAAGAATTTACGCCAGCTGTTTTTTTTGTCCTTAGCCATATTTTTACCTATCAGGTTCAAGGGTTGAGTGGCCGCATAAATCAAACCCTGATTGCGGGTCTGGCTAAAGTGCAGCCGTTCGGTGTAGACACTCGCCGGCTCGTCGGTGACGGCCAGCCCTTCCAGATACGATTTGCCCGTGCCTCGAAAATTGCCATCGGGGGTAAATTCGGCCGAGCAGAACACCAATTGCCCCGCTGCATTGGCTCGCATCAGCCCGATATTGGGGCGCAGGCGAGCGAACAGCCGCATAATGCCGTCTTCGCCTTCTTCACATTTCAGGGCCAGCACTTCGCCACAATTCCCGTATTCGGTTTCGCGGCTATGTTCAGGCCAGATCATGGCGGTTTTTAATTTCGGATCGTATAGCTCGGCGGCATCGATTAACCATTGACGCTCAACAAAACGTTTGTCGCCGGTTTCGCCTTCCGCGCAAATACAAATCCAATCGGTCATTAATTGGGACACTGCACGCTCTTTTCTTATCCGGTTATATCGAGAACATGATTATTACCCCGCAATAAAAACCGCGCACCCCGTTAATTTCTGACACTTTCGGATAAGCGCCTTTAACCGACACCAACCGATATAAAGCCAGCGTCAACAGAAAATAAAGCCAGCATAATTGCCGCATGGCTAAATACTCACAAGAACTTATCGGCGTAGCGCGTTCACTGTATTTAAAACACTGGACGCCCAAGGAAATCGCCAGCGAATTAAATCTGCCGAATGCGCGGATCGTTTATTATTGGGCGGATAAATGGCAATGGGCCGACTTGCTCAGCCATGAAAGCATTGAGGAAGTGATCAACCGCCGCATTCAGGTGCTGACTCACCGCGACAATAAAACGGACATCGAACTTAAAGAACTCGACAGCCTGATCGCGCACCACTGCAAACTGCGTATCCAGCAGGCGAAACACGCGGAAAAAATGGCGGCGCTCAGCAGCCAGGGAGCCGGTGACGGCGGCGACGACTACTCCGGCGCCGGCGACGAACGCGAGGGCGGCAAGAAAAAACGCAAGTATCGCAAAAATGACATTTCGTCACTGTCCAAGGACGACTTCGACGCCTTCGCCGATGAACACCTTTTCGGCTACCAGAAGCACCTGCGCCTGAACATCACCCAGCAGATCCGCAACATCCTCAAAAGCCGCCAGATTGGCGCGACCTGGTACTTTGCCTTTGAAGCGCTGGAGAACGCGGTACTGACCGGCGAGCCGCAAATCTTCCTGTCGGCTTCGCGCCCGCAGGCGGAGGTGTTCCGCTCCTATATCGTCAACATCGCCGAACAGTATTTTGGCGTGAGGTTGACCGGCAACCCGATCCGCCTCAGTAACGGCGCCGAGCTGCGCTTTTTGTCCACCAACTCCAACACCGCGCAGTCCTACAGCGGGCACCTCTATATCGACGAGTATTTCTGGATCCAGAACTTTACCCGCCTGAACGAGGTGGCCAGCGCGATGGCCACGCATGACCGGTGGCGCACCACCTACTTTTCGACGCCCAGCAGCAAGACGCACCAGGCTTACCCGTTTTGGACGGGGGACGAATGGAAGCGCGGCGACGCGAAGCGCAAAAAGGTGGACTTCCCCGCCTTTGACGAACTGCGCGACGGCGGGCGCCTTTGCCCGGATGAACAATGGCGTTACGTCATTACCCTGGAAGATGCAATCGCTGGCGGGTTCAACCTGGCCAGCATCGACCGCCTGCGCAACAAGTACCCGCGCGACACGTTCAACATGCTGTTTATGTGCGTGTTCGTCGACAGCGGCGACAGCGTGTTCAAGTTCCGCGACCTGGAAGGTTGCGGCGTCGACATTGCCGTTTGGCAAGATCACGATCCGGAAGCCGCGCGGCCCTTTGGCAGTCGCGAGGTGTGGGGCGGTTTCGACCCGGCGCGCTCCGGGGATACCTCGACCTTCGTTATTCTGGCGCCGCCGCTCTACGAGGGCGAACGCTTCCGCGTGCTGGCCACCTTCTACTGGCAGGGCATGAACTGGAAGCACCAGGCCAGCCAGATCAAGAAGCTGTTCAAGCGCTACAACATGACGCACATCGGCATCGATACCACCGGGATCGGCAGCGGCGTGTTCGAGATGGTGGAGGCGTTCGCGCCGCGCCAGACCGTCGCAATTCGCTACGGGGTGGAAACCAAAAACCGGCTTGTGCTCAAGATGGTCGACCTGGTGGAAAACCAGCGCATCGAATGGGACAACGAGCAGAAGGAAATCCCCGCCAGCTTCCTGGCCATCCGTCGCACCACCACCGCCAAGGGCGGCAGCATGACGTTCACCGCCGATCGCAGCGCCGAGACCGGGCACGCTGACGTGTTCTTTGCCCTGTCCCACGCCGCCGACAATGAGCCGCTCAACTACGAGAACGCCCGCAAATCAACATGGAAAACGAGAAAAGCCGCATGAAGAAGAACAAACACCGCCGCCGCGCTGAACCGCGCCAGGCCAGCGCCGCCGGCAGCAACCGAAAAATGAGCATCATGAACCTGGGCAACCTCGGCAAGCCCGAGCCGGTACTCACCACCGGCACCGATTACCGGGAAATCTGGTATGACAACGACTTTGACCACTACAGCCAACCGATTGACCGTCTGGCGCTGGCGCAACTGGTCAACCTCAACGGCCAGCACGGCGGCGTGCTCTATGCGCGGCGCAATATGGTGGCGGCCAACTATCAGGGCGGCGGCCTGACCCATGAAAAGCTGAAAGCCGGCGTGTTCGATTACCTGACCTTCGGCGATCTGGCCATCCTCAAGGTGCGCAACGGCTGGGGCGAGGTGATCGGCCTGGAGCCGCTGCCGTCGCTCTATCTGCGCATCCGCAAGGACAATTCGTTTGTGGTGCTGCAAAAAGGCGAGCCGTTGGTGTACCTGCCGCAGGATATTATCTTCTTGCAGCAGTACGATCCGCAGCAGCAGATTTACGGCCTGCCCGATTACATCGGCGGCATTCACTCGGCCCTGCTCAACAGCGAGGCGACGATATTTCGCCGACTGTACTACCACAACGGCGCCCATACGGGCGGCATCATCTACACCAACGACCCGAACCTCAGCACCGAGGTGGAAGAAGAAATCGTGCAATGCCTGGAGCAAAGCAAGGGGATCGGGAATTTCAGCACGCTGTTTGTGAACATCCCGAAGGGCGATCCGGAGGGGATTAAATTCATTCCGATCGGCGACATCAGCGCCAAGGATGAATTTTCCAATATCAAGAACATCAGCGCCCAGGACGTGCTGACGGCCCACCGCTATCCGGCAGGGCTGGCCGGTATTATTCCCAGCAACGCGGCAGGCCTCGGCGACCCGGTGAAGGCCCGCGAGACCTACCGGCAGGACGAGGTGATCCCGTTGCAGCGCATGATAATGGACGCGGTAAATACCGATCGTGACGTGCCAGCGCACCTACATTTGAAATTCGACATCGAAACAACACAATCGGGTGCGCTATGAGCAGAAAACCGCTAAAATTCCAGAAGTTTGCCACTTTTGGAGCCAGAAACATGCGCGTAATGAAAGTCCTATGCCCCGAATGCGGCGCCAATGCCACAATAAAAAAGACTTCTCGTAAACATAGCCAGCTTTCGGATTTATATTGCGCATGTAACGATGTTGAATGCGGACACACCTTTGTGATGAATCTTACCTTTTCGCATACCCTCAGCCCCAGCGCCAAAACTGGCGACAAGCTGCTGAAAACCGTCATTGACGGCATGAACCTTCAGCAGCGGCAGATGATGCTGGATTTATTGCAACAAGGTGCTGCCGCTTCCGCCTGACTTAACGCCTCCACTCTGGGGGCGTTTTTGCATTTGCTCGAAATTCTTTACCAAATCGCAAGTAAGATCCGCAATCCAATCTAAAGCAAGCTCCCTATCTTTACTCGTGCACTGACTTTTCGTAATCAAACGAGCTACCAACTCGATACGCTGCAACTCAACATAACCAGCAAACAGATCCATACTCACCCCTCCCTAATTAACTGTATATGCATACAGGCTAAGACTGAATTTAGCAAATTGCAAATGTTTTTAAGTTCCAGATTTATCCGATGTAAAACAATGTATAACAATACACACCCTCTCATAAACCAACGCATATTTAGCTATCTGCGAAATCACCCATTCCAGCCCGGCCAAAGCTCATGCTCTGGCTGACTGCCGACCTCTTCCAGCCGCCCCTGGCGCAAAATCAGCCGCCGGTCGTCGTGAATAACCAGGCTGCTGCCCCGTTCCAGAATGGCTATCTCCCGATCGCTACCCTCAAATCCGCGGCGTTTAAGCAGTGCCGATAATTGACGCCCTGGCCCCGGCGTACAGTTATTGACAGAACTCCAAGGGGCGGCGTTGCCGCCAGAAACACCGGCCTGCGCTGACGCTTCGGCCAACTTCGGAACCACCTTCCACTGCACCAGCCGTGTGCACACGCGCGACGCCTCGCCCAGGCGCGGCGAATAGACGCCCGCAACCCGCTGGACGTCCTCGGCGTAGGCGTTGCCCTGCTCGGTGATGTCATAGGCCAGACGCACCACCAGATCCGCCCGCGCCACCAACGGCCCGCCCTGGGCCTCGGTGTATGCCGCCCAATCGACGGCCACATCGGCAGCCGCCAACACGGCATCCATCTGCGGATTATCCAGCTGCTGACCCCGCAGCCGGCGCAGCTCCCGCCAGACGGTGACCGGCGCCCCGCCGATTTGCTGAAACTGCCGAATACGCCAGCGGCTCGCCCAGGCGCTGACCGCCTTGGCCATATCCCGCAGGTTCTCGCCGGTTTCCTCGTCTTTTTCCCCGTCCAGCGCGTACCCGTCGATGTTCTTGGAAATGTACTTGGCAATGTAGCCGGTGGCGCTGCCCTTGCTCTCGTCGATGGTCTTGAAGTGAAAACGGGCCTTGCGGGCCTTGAACGTCCGCAGCTCCTGCTTGTCTTCCGCGCAGGCGTATTTGTGCAGGATGCGGCGCAGCGGCTTGAGGTTGGCGGCGAGGGTGAACAGCAGCATGTGCCAGTGCGGTGTGCCATCGTGATGCGGTTCGACGACGCGAAAACCGAACACGCTGATCCCGGCGCGGGCAATCGCCGCGCGTGCCTTGGCCCATACCCGGCACAGGTATTTTTGCGTGTCGCGCGGGTTGGCACCGTTCCACTGTTCGACAAAGCCGCCACCGCTGTGGACGGAGTGGTATTTTGACGGCGCCGTGATGGTGTAGAACTCGCCGACATAGCCCTTTTCCTTGGCGATGTCTTCAAAGCCGCGCATTCTGACCATCAGCTCACAACGACGAATGGCCGGGTTGGCGTTGCTGCCGTTGACCATATCCGCCATAGAAACACGCTCGCCGGTTTCCTCGTTCTCCAGATCGAACGCCTTGAAGAATTCGCGGTTACGCTTCTTCTGTTCGGCCCACTCGCCCAGGGTGCTGCGGCTCACGTAAGACGACGCGGCTTTCTGCACCTGGCCAACGGCGATCGCCATGTGCTCGCGCATCAGATCACGGCGTCCCTTCAACCGAACGCGCCACCACTCCGGCGCCATCATGCGCAGCAGCCCGGATTCCATCTGGCGCACGGAGATCCGCCCTTTGATGAACAGCAACCAATACGGCGGCTCGGTGCCGATTTCCCGGCTCAGCCCGGCCAAATTGCGATAGGTGGCCAGCGTGCGGGCCGCCATGTCTTTTTGGCCTTCGGCCGGTTCGGCAAAGGTGCGATCGATGTAGTCGGCAAAGCTGGCGGCCATAAAATCCGCCACGCGGTGCGCCAGGTTGCGCAGCTCGTCACGGCCCAGCGTCGGCAGCCTGGCCAGATCGTCATTAAAGGGGAACGGCACAACGCCGGCAGCATGGAATTGAGTTTGGAAACGTTGAGTTACCAGCCGTAGGCGCGGCAATACACTTTTGCCCAGCGTGGTGCGCAAAAATGCATTGGCGCGGCGGCGGCCGCCTTTTTTAACATCGCGGTAGATTTTGGCGTAGCGCTCGCCAAAGTACCGGGCCAGATAGTCCGGTATCTCGCTAAAGAATTGGGAGCGCCACGCATGATCCTCACTGTCCAGATGCCACAAATCGCGCTCCACCACGCTAATGCCATCGGGCACGGTGGGCGCGAACAGTTCACGTTGGGCGCGGGCAGCGGCGTGATACTGCCCGTTTTGCACAGCCTCTACTGCCATTACTGGAACTCGGCCAACGCCGCATCGCACTGCATGGCCAGGCGCTGGGTTTCCGCAACCAACTCCCCGATGCTGGCGACCTTGGTCTGGCGGATGCTGTGGTTTATCAGATCGCTAACAAGCGCCACCTCGTCCGCGTACAGCGCAATCACCACCGCACGGCCGCCGGCGGCATTATGGCGCAGCTCGTAAAGCGTGTAGGTCTTATCGGTCTTGGCAATGACGTAGCGATGATCGATACAGCATTTAGCGGAACGACCAGCCGGCATCAGCCTGGCCGTTTCCTCTGACACCGGACGATCACGCCATGCCGCATAGAGCGGCATGATCGAACCTTCGGTTTCGCGGCCGTTATCAATCAGCCACTGGATGAACCCGCGAGCGTCATTCACTGGTCACCTCCGGCACCGCTTCGGCAGCAAGGTCTATTCCGCACCATGCCGGGTAACTGACTCGGATCGAATGCCCAGGAGGTAAGGCTTCCATAGGCGTAATTGACGCCAAAACTTCCCTTGCCGTTTTGGCGCTATCGCCACTGGCGCTAATACTGCGTGGCGCGTCAATTTCGGCCACATCGAACCCGTGATATAGATTAATCTCGGCCGCCCGGATGCTATTCGAGATCACAACCGGTATGCCTGACTGACCAATGCGGCGGGCGTTAACGGCCAAACTCAAGTGCTCGCGCTTTCCAAACTCCCCAGAGTGGTAATTTGTGAACGCGTCTTTGCCCTTCTCCGGCAGATAGGGCGGATCGCAGTACACCACGTCACCAGAACGCACCAGGCGCAGGGTTTCGTGAAAGTCGGCGCAGATAAACGTTGCACGTTTCGCTTTTTCTGCGAAGGCGCGGATCTCTTCTTCGGGGAAATAAGGCGCTTTGTATTTGCCATAAGGCACATTGAAATCGCCGGCACGGTTGTAACGGCATAACCCGTTAAAGCAATGGCGGTTCAGGTAGAGGAACATACTCGCGCGGTAAGCAGGCTCGGGAGCGCAGAAATTAAATGCGTGCCGGATGCCGTAGTATTCCACCTCGCCGTTGCCGTGCTCGAAATAATAACGCGCATGATTAATGAACGACTCAGGTTCGGCGGCGATCACCTTGTACAGGTTGATCAGGTCAGGGTTGACGTCCGCTATCAGGTATTCCGGGTAATCGGTATTCATCATCACGGCGCAGGAACCGCCGAACGGTTCAACCAGGCGATCGCCTTCCGGCAGGCATTCGCGCAATTTCGCCGACAGACGGGCCTTACTGCCCGCCCATTTCAATACGGTTTTATTCACCGGACACCTCCGGCGCCGCTTTTAATGCTGCGTCATAAATGCACAGAGCAATACCACCGCAGCAATTAGCTTCTTTCGCTATGGCCTCACCGATTTCATCAGTCATTTCAATCGGCATCAGAAGAAAACCCTCCGGCACCACTGACCCCAGCGCAGACTGGTATTCACGCAATTCCGCGACCTCCTCTACCGCGTCAGCAAATGTAAACCAGTTACTCCACTCCGGGCGCTCACCGGTTGCAGCCTCATACATAGCGTCAATCGCATCGTGAGCAACATCACGTTCTTCAATCAATTGGGTCTCGCTTATTTCCAACTCAGTGATGCGCTTTTTGTCCTCATTGTTATTGGCGTTCAAGTGCTTAGCCGTATTCTGCGTCTCCCGGTTAACCAGCAGTTCGCGGGCCAATGCCTCAACAAATTTGCTGGTAAAGACCACACTTTGTTCTGACGGACGCTTTTGCGTACATTCTTCAATGGTTTTGCGTAGCTGTTCAGTGCTAATCATGGCAGTGTCCTTAATCGTAATTTTTGGTCTCGTAACGGGGTGTCTTGCGCTGGTGAAAACGCCGAATATCCAGCGCGATAGAGACCACGAAGAAGAGCGCTGCCGCTGCGGCAATCACCAGCAGGAAGGCCAGCGCTACGGCGATGATAAAAATGGCGTCAATTGTCATGAGTCCATCCCCCTGTTTTTCCAGTTCTCGGCCTCCTGGCGCAGCAGGTCGATAATCTCAACGGCGGACAGTTCTCTAATGGCCACATCTGTAGCCAGGCGATCCAACTGGCCAGAGAACAAAACCGCCGCATCAGCAAGCGCCTCATTGCGGGCCAGATTGATCACGTATTCGAACGACTCGGCCGCCGCACGGTTGCTAATGTCTTGTCCGATGGTTGGCATGGTGTTTTCTCCCCATTTGGGCAAAGCGCGGCCCCGGCAACCTGTTGGAAGCCGTGGTGCTCTGCCGTGGATTAATTAGTGAATTTGGCGAGTTTCGCCGCTGTGATGCGATTGATTCGGGGCCGGCAGTCCGTGCAGGGGTTGGGCGCTTTTCCACCACAAGGCGATCATGCGCGTTGTTACCTCAAGCCCAAGGCTGCCCGCGATGTAGTAAATGGCGCGGATAGCGGCCAGCGCTTCCACCTGCCCCGCCGGCGCCTGCGCTTCGCGGTACACTCGGCACCAGAACGCAACGTTGGCGGCAAACCATTGGTAAGGGTTGGTCAGATGGTAGGAGTCATTGACCAACTCATGCCCCAGCGAGATCAGCCCGTTGGTTTCCTCGCATTTCTCCAGGAAGAAACGAGCATAGCTGGGCTTTACGCCCCAGGCGTCGAAGTCGGACAACAGCCCTTCTTTTTGTACCGCAATTGTTTTCATAACTACCTCAGTGATTGACGTGTAAGCCGTTAATCCGTTGCAACAACTCGGCCTTGGCCCGCAGGGAGTTGGCGCCCGTGGGTGCCTTCGTGGCTGCTGCTTTTCTCGTCGGGATACCTGGCGCCTCGGTGCGGAAGTCCAGATCGTTGAAACCGCCGAACAGGCTCACCATTGCCTGCAAGCGCTGAATGCCCCTTTTCAACTGGTGCAACTCGCGCTCGTTGAAGTCGTCCCAGCTGTAGTTGCAAAAGAAAGATTTCATGCCGGCAGCGTGCAACAGCACCCCACGGCGAGCCGGGCTAAGCCCGTTCCACACCTTGCGGGTTTTGCTGTGGTGGCCGGTAACCGTGGCACGGCACACCGCAAGCCAATGCTCGTGATTTGCCATCGTTACCCCCTCAGCCCCATCAGGCGGAACCACCAAGGGCGGCGGCGGGCCTGTATCGGCTGCAATACGCAACCACGTGAAAACACCACTCGGCTGGCGCATGGCTGCCAGCGTTGGCCGTTCGGTAATTCCAGCCAGCCGTGGCCATAACTTGGCAGTTGCGGGCTGGGTGATTGTTGTTTCAGGAAATGCGCAAATACTTTCATGGTGTTACCTCAGCTCATGCCGAACGCGGGGGCGCAGGTGCTGAACACGTCAACAGCGGCCGCCAACATTGGCGTGGATTGGAAACGCGCTTCAACCGACACAACGATCAGCGACAGATCACGAATAGCCTGATTGGCACGGTCGAGAATGGCGTTTTTACGGGATTGCGTCATAGGTGCGCCGGATGCGGTTTCGCCGGCAATGGCGCCGATCGCAGCGGTAGCACTCAAAGTGTGGGTAGGCAGATTGCCCGGCTTGGCTTCATTCACTGGCACCGCAGGCAGGCAATTCAGTTGAGCCAGCAAGCCGTCCAGGATCGCCGCGTCGTCTGTGATAGCTGTCAGCTTTATCAGCTGGGACAACGTCAGCTCGTGCGGCTGATCCGGATTCAGCTTGTTGCGAAGCACCTGGGCGGAAACATTCAGCGCCGGCGCCAACTCGGCCAGATTGTGCATCAGGGCGAAACGGCGACAAGCGCTATCAAGGTGCGGGTGTTTGGAGTTCACAAAATCAAACATGGTCAGCTCCATGCAAATCGGCCAGAGTTGTCAGGCAGTCAGCGCAATATCGCATTCGCTTAGTGCCATGACGGTAAGAGCAGCCATGTTCACTTCTACAAGGCCTTTTTTCTGCTTACCCTTTGGCTTGATCGGCAGCTTCCCGTAAGAGATAAGATTTCTGGCAGTTTCCTTGTTCGTACCGGTACGGCGGCAGTATTCATCTAACGGCAAGTACGGTTCAGGGATCACGATTGTAATGTTAGGTCGCATAAGGCAAACTCCATTTGTTTCCTGTACGGCAATACAGGGCAATTGTTGGCAATAATCAAACTACAGAGCAAATGTAATTAGACAAAATCTAATTGTCAACGAACAAATTGCATTTACTCTAATTTTATAGGTTCTAGAAATGGCACGTTTTCGAATCAACCCCGACACTGATAGCGCCCCCGTCCTTGATCGAATCATTGAGGCGTATGGGTTTACGCAGAAGCTGCAACTTGCTGAACACCTAGACATCGCAGCAAGCTCGTTGTCTTCTCGTTACAAACGAGGGGGACTACCAGCCGACATAATGATTAAATGCATGGCCGAAACTGGTGTTAGCCTTGAGTGGTTGGCTACTGGCGATGGCAAAATGTTCGAAAGCGATGAAATTGATATCTTGAAGATGCCGCGTCGCAAGATCGTAGATGGTCAACTGTATGAGGCCGGTTCATACATGCTAGATAAAGTTACCTTCATAAATGGCAAGCCTATTCCTCAGCAACCCGCATGTATTATCGATTCAGAAAACCAATACGTTATTGAACAGATGTTTGGGGAAGTTTATGACGGGCAATGGCTTGTTGAAATTGAGGGTAAAGTCAGCATTCGGACTCTAACTCGGATTCCGATAAAAAAAATTCGTGTTAGTGGTGTTGGCATGGCTTTTGACTGCTCAATTGACGATATTAATATTTTGGGGCGAGTTCATCTTTGTATGCACTAATAACAAGGAGCGTTACATGCTTGGATTTTTTAAAGCCTTACTCAAGAAAAAGGAAAACAAAAAGGAAACAGTGAGTGCGAACGAACCTGTTAAAGCTGTTATCCAACCCCGCAATTTTGTTTATCAAGATAGTTTAGAAGTTGATAAGTACGCATATACTCTAGAGGATGATAGATATGTTTTATGGGCAGGTTCACCCTTGCCTGTTGAACTGTCTTTTTATGGCGACAATGATAAACAAGAGAGGGTTAAGGGTAATTTGCTTTCCCTATACCTTTCAGATAAAGGTGAGTTTTATTTTAATATTGCGGCATTTGATAAAGCTGAACAAAAATCAATTCCCGAAAGATTTATTTCTACAAAGATTCTATCTGGTAGTAAGCGGCTCGATTTTGTAGACTTTTGCCGAGAAAAGCTTAAGTTAGACGGTGAAATCTTCTCATTTGCTAAAGCGGTAAGAAGTGAAGCAGAAGCGATGAAGTCAATAAAAAGAATCACTCCTATAAAAATGGCTTTCACTTATGTTGTTAACAAAAAAAGAGAAAAGATCTCATTATTCGCAGATGAACTGCTTAAGAATAAACATGATAGCTTTTCTATCTCAGGCATTCTAAGCGAAACCCAAAGGAAAGCATCATTCCACATTTATTATGTTGACACTAAGTATACCGTTGAAGGTTTTGGAAAGTTAACCTTTGATGAAGTGAAGGAAAAAGTTTTTAAATGCCTGTAAGAAAACTACCCGATGGCCAATGGATGGCTGACTTCTATACGGTAACTCGCAATAACGGTAAGCAAGGTAAGCGAGTACGCAAAAAGTTTGCCACCAAAGGCGAGGCTCTCGCCTTTGAGAACTACACATTGCAAAAAATCGAGGATTCACCCTGGCTTGGTGATGGGAAAGATAGGCGTTCTTTAGCTGACCTTGTGCACCTGTGGTTTGAGCGACACGGCATTACCCTTAAAGATGGGGAAAAGCGCAAAAGCGCCATGCTCTGGGCTGCTGAATGTATGGGTTCGCCGATGGCCATTGAATTCAACGCACAACTCTTCACATCATATCGAGCCAAAAGGCTTGAGGGACAATTTGCCAGAACCAAACGTGTAGCGCAGGTTTCCCCGCGTACTATGAATTTGGAACACGCTTATTTCTTGGCTGTTTTTAATGAGTTGAAAAGGTTGGGTGAGTGGTCGGCGCCTAATCCATTAGAAAACGTTCGCCAATTCCGTACAGACGAAAGCGAAATGGCTTACCTCATTGGGGATCAGATAGATCGGCTTTTAGAAGAGTGTCGGCGTAGCTCTGCCAAAGATTTGGAAATGGTTGTCAAGATATGCTTGGCAACTGGTGCTCGCTGGGGAGAAGCGGAAAAGCTCAAACGTAGCCAGGTAGCAGCAGGTAAAGTTACGTTCACAAAAACAAAGGGTAAACGCAACCGCACGATTCCTATTGACCAGGAACTAATAGACTTGCTCCCTAAAAAGAACGGATTGTTATTTTCGCCATGCTACTACGCTTTCAGGTCTGCTCTTGAACGAGCATCTATTGACCTTCCCGCCGGCCAGTTAACACACGTTTTGCGTCATACGTTCGCAAGTCATTTTATGATGAACGGAGGGAACATACTCGTGTTACAAAGAATCCTCGGTCACACTGATATAAAAATGACGATGCGTTACGCCCACTTCGCCCCTAACCACCTTGAAGAGGCGCTTAGGCTCAATCCTTTAAAGTGTCGCAAAAGTGTCGCAGCAACTTAAAATTATTGCCCTAATACGCCCTATACTGCCAAGCTAACTCACTGAAATATCGTTAAGTTATTGTTTTTAGGTTGGCTGTTACGGTTCTCATAATCGCTTGGTCGTTGGTTCAAACCCAACAGGGGCCACCAAATTTTAGCTTTAAAATCATATAAAAAAGCCACTTTTCTCGAAGTGGCTTTTTTATTTCTTGCTCACAGTGGCGGCAAAATGGCGGCAGTATGCCAGCACTCTCAGCTATCTTTCCCCTCTTAACCAGCCTATAGCCAGACTTACCAGGAAGCCGGCAAAGAAGATCGCGATAGCCGCAGAGATAGATTTCCACCACTCATCAAACCAGAACAAGGCAACAAATGCCGCTACAGAGAACAGGCCAATGACTATGGACTCAGCCAAGTCAGCAGTTTGCCGGCCAACAAATTTAACGAACTTCACAAGAAAGGATTTTAGCCAGTTCATGGTTAACACCTGCACAAAACTGATTGGAAGAGCTATTGATGTAGATGAGATACGGCTCTAAGAACCCCTCAACAAGAAAGTACGCCATATCCAGATTCATGCCCCTTATCTTGTAAAACGTTTTGGGAAATTTCACCTGCATACGCCTGGAAGCGAGCGCGGCCTCCTCAATCATCCCTTGGAACATAACCACGTTCAGTATGGCGGTCGTGCTGTACTTGATAAACCGCTTGTAGACAAGGCCGTAACTCGTCTTGCGTATGATGTTTGAAGCTATTTTATTGGCAATGAAAAATTGCGTCACACTACGACCCGCGATAAACCCTTCTGCGCGGTTAATCTCGCCTGCAACAGCGCTCTTACTGCCCGCATCGAGCTTTGCATAAAAATCGTTGATGACAATCATCACCAACTTCCGTATTGGCTCTTGCTTATCAACGGCGGAGCGAATCAAAGAGACAAACCGCTCAGTTTCCCTAAAATTCCGCTCCTTGAGGCTATTGCCTACAACGCCAGAACCTTCCCACGTTCTCCGTATGCTGTAACCGAGGCTTGTCGGCAACGATCCTACTCCTTCCGCAATCCCTTTCGCTATTTGCTTAGCGTCCAT